ACCATCTTACCCTTCATTTAAACTGGTGAAGAGCGGAAAGCACCCCGTATTCCTACGGCAGCTATTCGCTATGGTTTGTGAGTGTCAATGTGATGATGCTTGTACGCAATCGATGCAGTGTATTTATCAACTGTGTCACGCCTTCAAGAAATTCCGAGGGCCGTACAAGACGAGTACACTCCAGAAACAGCTGTGGAGTTTCGTCGAGGACGATGTGTCACTGAGATACATCGACTACTTTTCGGACCCGTTGTATCCGATCCTGCTGGAGGCAAGGTCTTACGTCAAAGAAATTATCGGGGACATGTCCCCGGAATTTGACGTTGACCTTTTTGTGCCTGTACCAGGCCCGGGCGCGACTAACACGCCGAGGCGAAAGAATGTGCGATACCGGCCGCATGTTCTGTACGAACAATTGGACGAGGTTTTCCCATACTACGAGTGGTATTTTTCCCACCCATGGGACCTTGTAACGGATCCTAAGCTCTATCAGAGCTTAAGGCGCATTTGCGCGCCTTCTTCTCGGTTCAAGTTTGTTCCAAAGACTTATGGAAAACCGAGGGGAATATGCATAGAGGAATTGGAAACACAACACCTGCAGCAGGCACTTAAACGTGCTCTGTACGACCGCTTGGAATCACACCCGCTAACAAAGGGGTTTGTGAATTTTACCGAGCAGTCTGTCAACCGCAGGCTGGCGTTGGAAGCATCCAACACGAAGGGGTTTGCTACCCTGGACATGTCGGCGGCTTCAGACAGGGTGTCACGTACTCTCGTGAGATATCTTTTCCACGATTGTCCTGACATGTTGGACGCGCTGATGGCAACATCTACGCGTACCATTAGCCTGCCCGAGGGGATGATCGAATTTCCCACTGATTTACCTTGTGAGAAGTTCGCCCCTATGGGCTCTGCAACGTGTTTCCCGATTATGGCTCTTGTTCATTTTGTTCTGATCAAGGCCATTCTTACTCTTAGCCAGCTCCCACGAACTTCAACTCGCGAGATCTACGTATACGGCGATGACATCATAGTCAGATCCGAATGCGTGGATGCCATTTATGCTTATTTGCCATTCTTTGGTATGAAGTTTAATACCGAGAAGAGCTATTCGCAATCGTGGTTTCGCGAGTCATGTGGGATGCATGCCTACAAAGGCGTTGAAATTACCCCGGAGTACTTTAAGTACATCCCGAGCCATCATTCACCTAGGAACGTAGTGCTTAGTCTCCTTTCCACGGAGGCGAGGCTTTTCCGTAAAGGATTTCGCCGTACCGCTGCGCTCTTACGATCTGAGCTGTTTAAGGTTAAGTGCGTGCAGGGTTATCATTTCCCGTACGTAACACCAAAATCGCCCATTCTCGGTTGGATCCGAGAAGACGGTGATGCGCCGACCTGCCGACACATCGGCTTGAAACGACGTTACAGCAAAGATGCTCCTTGGTCTTGCCCATGGCCCCGACCTCTGTATGAAAGTCGCTACGATAAGCTGAACGCCTATCAAAGCAACGGTCATCAGCGGTTTGAGGTTAGGGTACTCGTTGCACGTCCTTTAGCTGAGGACCTCTGCATTGAGTCCGACCACGAAGCGTACTACCGGAAGCTGTGCGAATGGGGACCGAATTCCGTCCCCGCCGAAAGGCGGGTCGAGGATAGGTCTTACGTTGCATACAGCTCAAACCTCTCTGATAAGGAGATGGTAAGAGCTAGACGCGACTCCGCGCACAGGTTTGCCTTGGCAGACCATTGCAAGACTTCTGCAAGTGCCAAAGAAGTGAAGGATTCTCAGTCCGATCCACCATGGATAGGATATGAGTGGTGTCCAGAGTCCGCGCTCTAGCAGGTGCGAGCGTAAGGTTAGGACACCCGGGGCGAGAGAGCTAG